GACGGGTAGGCAAGTTCAGCATCTGATAAATCAACTGCTGCAGTAGGTTGATAGTTACCAAAGAAAAACTCTCTATCAATGTACTGCATTAACTGGGCTTTCTTATTCCTGCCATCTGCAAACCGTATTCTTTCATTTATAGGAATAATTTGAGCAGAACCATCAGTAAGAGCACTTGATGTGGCACTCACCGTTGTACCAAAATTTGTAGCGTTTAATCTTAAAATATAATCACTTGATGAGCTATAACCAGCCGCCACCCATTCGGTGGTGTCATTGTCATCATAATTCACCCACTTATATAATCGGGTTATCGCGTAAGAGTCATTTGTTTGGGGGTCACCAACACCACTGCGTTTTACGGCCTTACCGCGCTTATCAATGTCTAAATTCTTAAATTCAACAAACTTACCACTATCTTCAGAATCTGATTGGGTGTCTATTCCCTGCGCAAAGTTTTTAATTTCTAATATGGGCATTATAACACATTGACAACTTGGCTTGGGCCAGAGGACTCTCTATTTGCATGGAGTGCCTTCAGCTTGGTTCTGTTCATCATGTACTTATTATAATACCTATCAGAAGCACTATGTTCTCCCTTATCTTCCAATAATTTTGAGCGTGCAAAATCTACAAGATACTTATGATAAACCTTTGGAATATCCGGTTCTTCGTTTTGAATGGTATCCCACATAAAGTCCACAGAAGCCATTGTGCTTTCATCCTGAACTACAGGGCGGTAGGTATACCACATGGTTAATTTTCCAGAGGAAGCGGCTCCCGGAACTAAATATAAATAATTGCCGTGTATAAAGTACCCCGTTGGGGTGCCCATAACCCACGAATCATCGCTCTTCTTCATGGATTGATACTGCCACTCATTAACAGGTTCTATTTTTTCACCCTTCCACTCTACACGCCCAGTCATCTCAATGAAATCATCAGGCAGAGTAACACCCGAAGAATCCGCGGTTATTGTTTGCGAAGACTCCTTTTCCAGGCAGCGGGTGTGAAGTATTAAATCTTCCTGTGCCTCAATTAAATAGCTCTTGGCCACATTACTAATTACACCAGATTCATCCATTGGAAATGCAACCAGTGTCCTATCCAATAGCTCTCCCCACATCATCAGAGCCTACCTTTCGAGCCAATGCCCTTGGGTGCTTCAGCTCCATATCTACCATTTAATGCATTTATAATATTGCTGGCGCTTGTGTAAGCTGATGCAGCTCTGTCAGATTGTGCATCCATTCTCCATAAAAGAGATTCTGCAAAATCAAGTATTATTTCATGAAGAGATTCATTTAATAAAGATTCACTGCTGGAAGAATCAGTTATATCTGTTGGTTCTTTAAGGTAGCGCACATCTAAACTTTCTGTATCTGTTGGTAATATATAAATTTTTTCATCAAAAATATACGAAACGGGTGTTGTGGATGTTCCTGAAAGTAATGAGTTCTGTGTTTTTGCTACATCGCGTACATCAATCATTGTTGCATAATTACCATCAGATATCATCACAGATATAATACTATTTCTTACGGGTACACTTGATAATTCACTGAATGCTATACTGCCCGATGTGACGGCTTCATCCGCATCTTCAACTTCCAGTTCGGTCAAATAAGCATTATGTATAAGATTTACTACTGTTTTTTGGGCAAGGTTTAGTGATTTAATCTTTGCATCAGAAGAGAATGAACTTTCTTCAGTATCTTCCAAACGAAGTCCGAGCATGTCCACCATTATATCACCAGTCATTTGTTACTCCTTGTAAAGGAAGCCCCTAAATAAATAGGGGCTTCCATATGATTAATACGTTGTTGGTAAATCGTAGATTTTACCCTGCATACGTGGAGCTGAACATGTCAGCGCACCTAACCAGAGCATTTTGGCAACAGCGTAGTCTTTATCAACCGGTTTTGCGAAATCTTCAAAAGCGAAGTTCCGTTTCCGATGATGGCGAAAACCAATGTAGTTCTCGTTCAACATAATCGCACCACCACTAAACTCTGACTCAAGAGCTGAATCCACAACAACCGGTGTTCCCCTATACAGAAGGTTGCTAAAACCTGCATCTGCAAGAGATTTATCAGAAGCGCCGAAACGTTTCTGGTCGGTTAAGGTAGCTTCATATGCATCAAACACAACCTGTGAAACAACAATCAGAGTAGGTGAATCATTATCAATTGACAATGCACCATACTGATTTCGCATCATGGTTTGAATGTAAGCAGCATTTGTGCTGTCGGTAAGATTTGTAAAAGTAACTGATGTACCAGCATCAACTACAGAACCGGCATCCCACCATTCATTTCCGGATGTGGAGCTGTTAATCGCACCAAGTGTTCTATCGTCAGCAATTATGTGCTGTAATCCAATAAAACCATCAACGGAAGCAACTGAACCAGTTACTGACGAACCATCATTATCAGAATATAACTGTGAGCCGAATAAGTCCTTGAGTGCTCTTTCAGCGGACTTCATTTTAGCTTCAATCATATCAATTACCTGTTCTGCACCACTATTAAGCGCTTCCTCTTTACCAGTAATCCGAATTGTAGCATAAGCCTGCACCCATTCATAGGCGGCATCTGCGTATGTATCTGTATCACCAACTGTAAGAGTCGCAGAGTCACTGGACATAAAGCCCTTCTCTGCTGGTTTCGCGTATTCTACAGGTTGTAGAACCTTTTTACCACCGCCAAAAGGGGTGGATTTTCGTAACATACGATGAGTAACTATATTACTATCGTAAATATTGTCTACCAGCTTTGGAACATATAAATCCCGCGTTAAGGCAGACAAGTTGTCGTAGTCATAAGTGCCATAAGAAATAGCCATTATTCCTCCATTCTATTAAAAAGCGTTTTCGCTTTTAATTAACTAACTCGTAATTCTCAAGAGCATATTCCCGGACGGCATTATAGTCCTTCATCTTCGGAATGGTTGTACCGCGCTTTGCGCGTGTGTCACCCTTCTGAACAGGAATCTTCTTTGCTGCTTGAGCTTCTTTTATTGCCTTTTTTGCTTTTATAAACGCGGATTTTTCTGTAGCAGTTGCTGTGGCGATGATGAACGCATCTTCCAGCGATGGAAGGTTACGGTTAATCATTACATCTATCACTTCCTTAACTGCGTCTTCATTGTTCTGCAGTTCGGGATGCAATTTAATCAGATTTTGTATATCTGTCTCTACCTGCAACCTGGTTTCGAGTTCTACAACTCGATTTTCAAGTTCCGTTGGTTCTGCTTTAGGCTCCGATTGCTCGGATTCTGGAACCTTTTCAGGTTCCGCAAAAAGCGGATGTGCATCAGCATCGTCACCGAGATAGTCTCTCACGGCATCGAGCAAATCACTATCATCCCGTAACGCCATCCATTTATCCATTTCAGCTTGGAGAGCTTTGCGTTCAGCGGATACATCCTGTGATTTTTTCGTATTTGATTTTTGCCATTCGCTTCTATTCTCGCTGTCGGTTTTCCAGTTCTCAATATCCTTTAAGGAATACTGTTTACCAGATATTTCAAACACATCCTTGTTCTCTTCCGGCTCGGATTGCTCTTGTAAGAGCTCCTCGCCAGCAGCTACATCAACCTCTTCAGTCTCTGTATGAACCTCGCTGGTAACTTCTGCATCTTGCGATACAGTTGAATCAGTAGATGGTTGCTCAATAATTGAGTCCATCACTTCTTCGGTTATATCTAATTTATAATAAGGGGTATCATAGGTTTTTTCTTGCCCATCAATATTTTCTTTTAATACCGTTTCTTCATTTTCCATTTTAATATCCTCCAGTTGGTCGAGGTTTATTAGATTTCGACACTGTTTTGTTCATGATTAATTTGCCGCCTACATTATTTGCATATATTCTAGCACGTCTTATTCCATCCTTGGTATAGGGGAAATGTTTAGTACCTGATTCTGAAACGACTTTCGGCATAGGTGAAATTTCTACTATATTTACTATGTTATACAAAGGTTCTTTGACAACAATGCTAATCTTGTTAACTATGTTTTCATAAAATTATTGATATTGTTCCATAAGTTCAGGCCGCTGTTTAAGTACAGACATAATTTCATCTTCATCTGTAGAATTATCCAATACACCTTTAGCTGTATCATCTTCCTGCTGTACCTGCATCTCTGCTTCCATTTGAACGCGTTTTTCAGCACGTATTCTAATTGTAAAATCTTTTCTTCAATGAATGCTTTATTATCCGGCATCATGGAACCCGCCTTTGCTCTTACCCTCATGGGTTTACCCTGCAGCTCTAAACCAGTATATGTGTATTGCTGCTCTCCTAACTCGTTTGGAACAGTAACCTGGTGCTCATTTTCACCCAGATTTTGAATAAAGGCTAACCACATAGCTCCTAATTGTTGAACAGCAGAATCAATCGTGCGGGATTTAAAATCTATTTTAGTTGTTGCGCTTCTCCTGTAAACTTCAGCCTGCACACCACTGGTAACGTTGGGAGCTTCTCTCCCTTGAGTTGCTTTATTTACACCACTCACAATTTCAAACATGGTTTCCATTAACTGAAAAAAGTTAAACACATAATTAGGTATGGAAGCTGGCTGTTTCATCTCTACCTGTCCCGGGCCTGTCTTTGTAATGATACCACCGGGACGATTGACAATCTGATTTTTTACACCGGCTGTTTCATCCACAACCCACATTGGATTTGCCATAAGGTTAATATTATCCATAACCTGTGATGCAATTTTATCCATTGATAGATTTATTGTTTTTAAACGTTTTGGCTCTGGTCTACCCCAGAATGTGTGAGCCGTTCCACCGTTCTTTGCTACAATGAAAGGAAACGGATTCTGAATATAATTATCCTTATTTAAAAAAGGATATGGTGTGGGCCCATCATGCAATAAAACACCATTGGCAATTGTAGTCATTCTTACTCCGGGAACTTTCTTAACACCATCCCCATCTTCATATTCAGTCTCTCCATCTCTCCACCAGCACTCAATTAACAGTGCTCGCTCTTCAAGTTCTTCCATTGCGCGTTGTTTGTTCTCATATCGCGTAACAGAACCATCCGGGTTTGGAATAGACGTCTTACCATCAAAGTCAGTGTGGGGTTTCATAGCTTCGTAAAGATTAAGATTCCCTTGAGCTTCTACATATTTACCATTTGGATACTTTTTCTTAATGTCAGTAATAAGAGCTGGAGCTGCATATATAACCCACTGCGCATCCTCCATACGGGTTGCCATGGGATTGACATAAAACGAGAAAGGGTCTACTATGTCACAATCTGGTAAATCATCATCACCAAAGTGAACCTTCATAATGCCATTTCCATAAACGAGAAAGTCGCTCAACCATTCAGGGATAAGGTTCATCATATCCCTTAACTCCCACAAGTCATCAAGCTGCTGCTGCATTACATTGGCGACTTCTGTATCTTCATCACTTGTAGAGGCAGGCAGGACGTCAATCTTTGGAGGGCGTGAAGCTAGAATGGGAATCATCGTATCAATCGCCGATGCAATTAAATCCATGGTTATCTGATTCTGGTTCGATGGCATTCCTGGCTGCTGCCAGTGCTTACCATGATACAGCTCTTCAGATTCTCTCCATACCCTATGAGTATTTCGCATTGCCTCATTAGCAACATTGAAGAACGTTTCAACCCTTGAAATTAAATTTTCTTCACCCTTTTTTGGTTTATATACGCCTTTTATAGCAGCCATAATATTCTCCTAATTTTCAGTTCTTTAAACAGTGTGTATTTATATCAACATCAGACTGCATATTTATATACATATCCATAATTTTTGCGTTTGCCTCAAATGTTTCACAGTCAATTATATACATTTCAGTCATTTCTTCCTTTTGTGTATCATTGAGCTCATCCCAATCAATATATTTTTCATCTCTTGCATCATATATTTTTAAGCCCCGGGCTATGCCATTATCCATACTTCGTCATCCATGTCTAATAGCTCTAATTCTTTTTCTATCCATGTTTTCTTTTTTCTTAACTGATGTGGTTTGAAAAAGTGCATCATACCATACCTTAATGCATCAACAGCATGGTCTTCGCCATGCGTGTCTAAATCCTCTACCTTGTGTTTATCATATACCTGTATTGGAAATGTTCTGATTAAATTATGACAGTTCTCAAAAATATAAAGTTTTGGCTTCTTTGATGGGTTTTCTATTGGGCCTTCCCAGTCAAGATACTCTCTTAATGCACTCCAGCCAGATAATCTATCATTGTTTGCTTTAATAATGGGAATCCCGCTTATAGACATAATATCTGCTATGCCCCTGTGCGAAGACGTAATAGAATCTCTCTTATGTGTCACAGGGTTCCTAATCCACATGGAAGGGTCACCAAGAGTAGCATTGTAATTTTCATTTCCACTTAATTCTATAATTTTTTCAATATGATATGGTAATTCTTTGCCGGCCTCGTAATGCTCCCTGTACACAAAAACATTTCCATCAAAATCAACAGCCATCCATAAACAGGCAAACGGTGCCCTGTAACCATAATCTACCGCTCTGTATAGAGAGTATGTTTCTGGAATTTCAAATGGCTGAATAACATGAATGTCTCGTCTAAATTTCTTAAAAAACTGTCCCGCAAATACATCCCAGTCTCCATCTCTCCAGGCCCTTCTTAATTCTTCAGGTAAACCATCTAAAAAGTGAATGTAATCAGGGTCGCGTTCAACCAAAGTCGGGTTATCAGTAATCTTTGCAGGAATAAAAATTCGCGTCCTTTTTGTAACCTTATCTGTAAATGTTTTTTCCCTCGCAACGTCTACCCAGCGCTCCTTCACCCACTGATGTCCCGGGCCTCCGGGATTAGTGGTAGCAAAAACCTGCGCAGGCAGGCCTATTGTGCTCCTGCAACTAGAAACCAGCTTTAAATACTGTTCCTCTGTAGATATTTGAGTTAATTCCTCTATAAGTTCCTTCTGATATTCATGGCCCTGATACTTTTCATAAGCGTTTTCATCCTTCAGGTGGCCAGTTCTTAT